AGCAGTATTCAATGGGCAAATTTCTTGGTAAGATTATTAAGTCTTTGGATATTAACGAGGACGAGATCAAGATTAGTGAAGAGGATAAGATGATGGCGATGATGGCTCAGTCGATGGCAGGAATGCCTTCTCAACAGGGGCCAGATATGCAAAGTCAAATTCCGCAAGCTGGCGCACAAGAAAGCGCACAGACGGTGGAAAGCATGATTCCTAGATCTAATTTTGGTGGATTACAAGGCAAGGCTGAAGGGGGAATGGGATGAAAGAAGTAAAAGTAGTTAAAATGTATGACTCTGAACTAATCAAAAAGGGCTATAAATCCAGCAAGATTGTTCAGGATGGCCTCACTGGTAAGCCGCCAGTGATTGAAGATGAGTGCTATTATGGCTCCGAAGATCAGGTAAAATACCTGAAGGATCGGGGCTATGAAGCCAAGACGAGCGAAGAAGAAGAAGATTAACATGTCCGATCAAAATAAACTCACACTTATCCACAACGGACGGATGGCTTCTATTGCCAATGAGCATCTCAAGGGGATTATTGATCGCCACAGGGTTGCTCTTTTGGCTAGAATTAAAAATTTAGCTCGAAGCGGTAAACATGATGTGGTTGAATACGCATGTAGCGTAGCTGCTCTCAATGTTCTTGATGATGTGCAAACAGACATTAGGAAGCAAATAGACGCAGCGCAACAAATAGAGAATGGAGTCCTCAAAAATGAGTGAAGAAAACACACAAGAAACACAAGAAACAAGCAAGCCGATCTATGTCGGTTCTAAGCAATTTGCAAATGAGCAGGAATTGGTAAAATATACCGAACAGTTGCATAATAAAATCATCGAAAAAGAAATGTCGGAAAAGCCGACAATTCCAGAAACAGCCGCCGCACCCAAGCCTTCCGAGCTTCTTTACCAAGATCCGGATGCCTTTTTTGAGCTTGCAGTTCAGGAGGCTGAAGCTCGGGTTGAGCGAAAGTTGACTAAAAAAGAGCAGGAAACTGCTATCATGAAAAAGTTTTGGGATGAGAACAAGGATCTCAAAGATCACGAAGAAATGGTGAATGCCCACATTGCGTGGAAAAGATCGCAATACAAGGATTTGCCAGCTTCGCAAGCTCTCTCTAAAATAGCTTTAGAGGTACGAAATACTGTCTCTAAAATCCGTGGAGGTTCTTCGGGAGGTAAAGAACTTTCATCTAGCCCTGCGGTGGTCGCAGGATCTAGTAACGGTAACACTTCCCAATCGTCCGTAACGGTGTCGAAACCTCGATCATTCGTGGATCAACTCCGGCAACGGCAAACTAGGGGTAAAAGCTAATCATGGCACAATTCACTTGGACGCAAGATTCGCCTTCTGGCCCGTACAAAAACCATGAGCTTTCTGAATTGCTGCGTGATGCAGCGATTGCAGAAACCAAGTTCATGCAATTTGTTAAGCCTGAAGCCGGATACGGCAAGAAAAAAGGTGAGTCAATCACCATCACTCGCGTTTCTAACCTTTCTGTTCCTTCAAACGGACGATTGGTTGAGGGACAGCAAATTCCAGAAGATGCACTTCAACTTTCCACGAAGTCGATCACTGTATCTGAATGGGGTCGTGCGGTTCCGTACACTTCTCTTTCTGATGATCTTTCAATGTTCAACATTGAGAACATCGTTCAGAAGGAACTCGTAAAGCAGATGAAGCTGGTTCTTGATAATGCTGCTGCGGCTGCATTCAAGACCTCTCTCATCAAGGCTGTTCCAAACGGTATTGCTTCAATCAGCATCACCACCAACGGAACTCCCGGTGCTACCGCAACCTCAAACTTGCGTTATTACCATGTAGAGCAGATTCGTGACTATATGTACTCCACTCTTCTCGTACCTCCGTATGAGGCAGATGAATACATTGGACTGATCTCTACCAAGGCGAAGCGCGGACTTATGTCCGATCCAGCTTGGGAAGATTGGCACAAGTACACCGATCCTTCTGCCAAGTACAATGGCGAAGTCGGTAAAATCGAAAACATCCGTTTTATTGAAATCAATAACTCTGGTGCTTTGAATAACTCTATCGGTTCCGGTGGAGTTCTCGGTGAAGGCGTAATCTTCGGATCTGATGCAGTAGCTATGGCTGTTGCTTTGGACCCTGAGCTTCGCGCTGGTATCCCTCAAGACTTCGGTCGCTCTCAGGCTGTTGCATGGTATGCAATCGCTGATTTCGGCCTCGTTAGGGATACTGCAAACGCTGGGGAAGCAAAAGTAGTTCACATCACAAGTCTGTAAGGAGAATGAACAATGTACGCAATCAATAGATCACCATCACTTCTTCCTTCTAACCTTCAGGCGCTTACTTCTGCTGCTGTGATTCAATCGTTCACCGTTCTGGCTCAATGCCAAGTGGATCAGTTGTTTTTCGCTATTTCCACTAGCATTGTTTCTAGCGGTAATGTGGTTGTCACATTCAAGCGTCGTCCAACCATTAACTCCTCTTCTGGCGAAGTAACCATTGGCACTCTTTCGATGCCAAACGGTGCTGCTGCTGGCAAGGTGTACTACAAGCAAGTTGCTCCAGTCGTTTGCGCGGCTGGTGAGCAAATTGTAATTGAAGTCACCACTGCTGCTGCCGGAATGGGTGCTGCTGGTAACGGCCAAGGCTTCTTCGATGCAGAGCAAGATCCAGAAACCAATGCCAACAATCCAGACATGGTGTTGTCGGTTTAAGTTGAATTAAAATGGGGGGGCGGTCATACTGTGGCTGCTCCCCTGTTAATAACCAAATAGGAGATAAAAATGGCAGCAATTTCTGGTTTTACCTATCAACTGGTCAGCGAGAGAAAACTTGACTCTTCTCCCGGCCAAAACGAACTTCAATTTAAAATTACTTACGGAGATGGGACAGATACTTACCCATCCGGAGGAATCCCTCTTGTACTCGGAAGCCTTGGATTGCGCAATTATTGCGACTCTTTGGTGTTTGCAGGACAAGACGCACCAGACGGTTATGTTTATAAGTTTGATCGCAATGATCTTAAAGTGAGGATTTTTCAAGATCCTTCTGGAAGTTCTGCTGGTCAAATGGTGGAATTGACAACCGGGGCTACTCCATCGGGAGAGCTTTTTGTAATTGTAAGAGGCGACTAAAATGGAAGACAACGAAAACACACAACCACAAGGCTTTGATTATCGGGTGCATATTACTGACCCAAAAACCGGAAGGCTGATTAAATATCAACCGTATCAAATGGTGATTAAGGATGGGATCACGAAGATCGAGCGTCCCATTGGATCGGGAAACTGGTTTTATTCAAATGGTGAGCCAGTAAAATCAGAGAAGAAGGATAAGGCAAATGAGAGCAAAACCGATTCAACACCTTAATACGGGATACACCGGAACAGGATATAATCCCGTTATCGGATCTCAACAAGGAAGCCAGATTCAACTGTATTCCATGAGGATGATTAACGAATCTGGTTCTGCTGGTGACTTGGCTGTTCTTCAGACTTTGGCCGAAGATGCCGTTACGGTTTATACCTTTAACGGAACTGCCGCTACTGATGTAACTAGCACTCTCAGTGCCGGATCTGACATTTCTCTTTTTACTGCTACGGCAGGAAGCGGAATTGTTATTGAAGCGGCAAAGAAAATGCAAGCCTTCATCGTTAATGTCAGCGTGAACCAATCTGGAGCTAACACTTTTGCGATTCAGTATTCAAATGGATCTGGATTTACAAACGTGCTTCAGACCTTGAACATTCCAACAACATTCAACGGCGCACCAACCGGACGGTTTGTTGTTTTGTTCTCTCCGGGGAATGACTTTGCACCCGGATGCGGCCTTTCTGGAACCGATAACAGCCAATATCAGATCAAGTTCAATGCTGTTAGTGCAGGAACGACCTGTTCTATTAACGCATTGAAAGCTGCGATCAGTGTTCAGTATAGCCCATCTGTTTCCAACAATGCGGCTTTGGAGGTTGTGTTTTCCGAGCAATATCCATATATGCTTGAGGGTGGAGAAAGCATTGTTCCGTTCTTCGAGATTTCGAGCAACAATAACAAGGTGATTGCGTTTTATCAGTATCAGAACTGAGGGTTAAATGGCGAACTACGAGAATACGCAGGATTTGAAAAAAGGCGTACTCTTTCGGTGCGGCGAACTCGACGATGGCACTTCAGAGTATGACTCAAAGGTGCTGGAGTATTTGAACCGAGCGCAACAGGCAATGGTCTCGGGGGCGGCTGAACTGGATCTCGATATTGGGGAGCCGTTCCCGTGGGCCTTGAATCAGTACAATAAGATTCTGATTCTTGAGCCAGCAATAACAAATTTGGCCGTTACCTTTACTAACGGATCTGCAACAGCAACATTATCTGCAACTCCCGTTAGTAATCTTCTGAACTATTGGGTGCAGCCAGAGAACAGTTCTGAGACTTATCGCATTTCGGCACACACCGGAACATCTACAACCATTACGCTTGATAGTGTTTATATTGACACTTCGGCTTCTGGACTTCCATGTACGATCTTTAAAACAGATTACGAACTCGACACCAATGTCCTTCGTTTAGCCAATCCATTCATTACAAACTACGATGAGGTGATTCTTTATAACTCTGACCCCGGTCAAATTGTTGGCGTAGACCTTTCAGAGTTTATGAGACAATACCCATTGTTTCTGTATCGAGCATCGACTCCGACCGCATTTACCCAAGTCTATAAAGACAATGCCATGAGGCCAACCGTTCGGTTTAATTCATGTCCAGTAGAGCGGATCAGGGTGCAATATAACTATGTCCCTGTTCCTCCCGTTTTGACGAATGGGGTGGTTGAAATTCAGACGATTACTCGCAGTTTGGCTCCTACTGCTGGAAACTATGTTTTAATTTTTAATGGTGTGCCATCCACTTCGATTGCATGGAACGCAACTGCCGCACAAATTCAAGCGGCAATAAACACCATTCCTAGTCTTGCCCTTGCAACCGTAGCCGGAACCTTGGCGACAAGTTTGGTTATCACCTTCAATGGGTTCTACGGGGATGCGCCATTATTGACGGTGGGGTCTAATACACTTGTCAACGGTGTCACTGCGGTAACATTGACGGTGGCCGAAACCGTTAAGGGCGAACAGAGCATACCAATTATTCCAAGGGACCATCGGGTGACCCTAGAGTATTATGCCGCTTATTATCTTTGCACCGACAAGAACGACTCTCGCGCAACGGAATACAGAGAACTTACTCGCGCAGGAATGCGAGCCTTGGTCAAGGCTTGGAAGCAGGAAAAAATTACAACTAATCCGGACTTTGGTCGGATGATTGCCAGACCTGATCGGACCTACGATTACAGGAGAAACTGGAACTGGTGGTGGTATTAAATGCCATACACAGGACAGATAGCCGAGATTAAGTTTGGCGACTTTGGGCTGATGTACGACCTTGCCCAACAAAACATCCCACAGAACGCATTTATCAGATGCGACAATGTGCAGTTTTATAATGGCCTTGCGGAGAAGGCTGAACAAATTAATCCATGGGTTTTAGGCAATCCATCTTTTTCTTCTCCAAACTTTGTTGGCGAGAAGCCCATTGCGGTTCATCGTTACTTTCCTCTTCCGGGCATTGAAAGGCATATCGTTGTCACAGATACAGGAAATGTTTATAAATTCCTTGATCCACTGACGAGGGTATTGGTTACTCCGATTCTATCTGCCCCGGCAAGCCTTTCGATCAATGGAACTGCCAACATCGTAGAGGGCGGTAATGAAGATCAGAGTCAGCCAAAAAAGATCTTTATTTTTAGCGGCAACAGCCCGGTACAGGTTATCGAGGGCGACCTCAATGTCAGGCGAAACATTACAAGCCCTGCTTTGGATTGGGCAACTAGCAGCCCCACAAATGGGTTTGTTTTCCGCAATAGACTTTGTGCCTATGGGAATTTGAGTGATCCCCACAGGCTATATATCAGTACGGGATTGGATCAGGAAGATTTCGTAGGCTCTGGCAACTCTACTATATCGGTATTCTCAGGCGAACAGGATGGACTTCTTGGGGCGTTTGTCTTTAAGGGAAGGGTGTTCCTTTGGAAGAAGCCCTATGGGGTTTATTACTTGGTGTCTGATGATCCAACTCCTACCAACTGGTATTCACAAAGGGTTTCAAACAATGTTGGTATAGCTTCTTCTCGGTCTTATTTTGAGGCTGGAGATGATTTATTCTTCATGTCCACCGATGGAACCATTGCCAGTTTTACTGCGGCATTTAGGCTTGGGGATATTTATCAGGCCGATCTATTGGCCCAACTAAAGACAGAATCAATCTTTAGAAACATACTTCGCAAGCAGTTATTAAATCGCAGCTTTGGGAAGTATTTACCTCAAAAGAAGATCGGGCTTTTTGCCTTTTCGAGTTTTACCTCTTCTGACATGAACCCCGATTCATTTGTTTATATCGACTTTAACCAACAGACACCAAGGGTTTCGTGGCATAGATATAAATCTAGCTCATTCACTTGTTGTGCTTTTTTTAGGGATTCTTATGGCGACGATCAATTACTGTTTGGCAAAAACAACTTGGGCAATTCTCCGACTTCGGAAATGGCTACGACCTCTCCTTACTATTCTAGTTCCGTTCCCTTTCGGCTCCAAACGCCGCACCTAGATCTTGGAAGTCCAAACAATAAGATCTTCGATTTTTTCGAAGTAGACTTCGAGTCAAGCTCACCATACCCATTGGCGGTCGATGTGTATGTCGATTCAAAGTTTAAGCAGACATTTACTTTCCAGCCTTATTATAACGGGGTTCTGGGTGGGCAGATTTTTGGACCGCTAACACAGCAATACAGCAATCCGGTATTCACTTTGGATGAGAGTTATCTCGATGGGCGTGGAACCAGAGATGCCGCAAATAGGGTGGCCGGACGAGGCAAAACGATTTCATTTGTAATTAGAGATGGTAATGTACTGACACAGGTTGGAACGCCTCCAAACCAGACATTTACTGGTCCTAATCCAGATGATGATTTGGGGTCCGTTTATCCCTATAAGCTAGCAGGAATTAAGGTGTATTATAGGGTTGCAGGGCAAGATGGAAAGAAGCAAACTGAGTAAAAGGATCTAACAATGGCAGGATTATTTTCAAGATTAAAGATTTGGAATCCGGGTGAAGCACTAACGGCAAACGATCTCAATGCCGAGTTTAATCAATTTCTTGCCAATATCGACGCAGTTCATTCCGAGGGATACTCGGCCAACCTAAGCGAGATGCAGACCCAAGAGAATCCGGGCGGCTTGGGAACTGAGAATCTGACACAGCCAATTTCGGTTGCCGATGAGATTCAACGACTTCGGTATGTGATTTCCCGTATTGTGGGCAAGGGCTACTGGTATGAGGGTCCGGCTCAATCGCTGGATTCTCTTAATACTGCCGTAGACTCTATTTTTAACCTGACTCCATCAAGAGTAAATTCAGGACTAAAGACTGCACTTTCTGGTTTTCCGATCTTTTTGCAAGCTGATGGAGCCGCCGGGGTGAAGCTCAATGCTTCTGTTCCTCAGCCGTTTGCTTGTTCGATTGATAATACGGTTTTGAGTTTGACAGCCAATGTTTCTAGCGGCCTTCTTTCATTTGCTCCACTATCCAACACAGCCACACTTGCCAGCGTATTTAACGGAGATCAGGCTTCTCAGGAGGCTACAGAGTTTACCATTAGCAGTGCTGGTGCATCTATTGTTGCCCTTATTGGCAAACAAGCAATCTTTCAAATTAACAACGGAACATTTGATGAATACTTTCTTGGTACGGTTCAAAGCTCTACTTTGATTACTGGAATTCGCCGAGGATACTTTAGGAACACTTCAAACGCATCGGTTCCACCAATTACATTGACCACTGGTCATACGATCACACTGCTAAGAACCACTTATGTATTTCTTAAAAACGACAGTACATTGACGGTGACTTACAATCCTCCAACCACAAACGGTCCGGCCCCATCTTCTCCCTCGACTGGAGATTACTGGTTTGATCGTTCGGAAGACAAATGGAAGGTTTATACTGGTACATTTGTAAACGCTAACGCCATCTTTGTTGGAATGTGCGCTCAAAACTCTAGCCAAACAATTTGTGCAAGATCGGAAAAGTTCTATCTTGGATACAGCGACCTAAATGAAATTGATGTTGATTCAGTATCAACAAATTCAATTCAAAGCACAAAAGACATTCCGACTCAAATCTCCGTAAACGGATCTGTCATCGACAATACATTCCAAAGCTGGTTTTGGGATATGACGGTCAATATGTACCCCGGAGAATCAGAAAGCTCTAGCACCCGTTATTATTTCTATTTGAATGAAAATGGGAACAGATACATTACATCCATTGCTCCGGTGTTTGAGCTTGATCTCCGAGGATTTTATCACCCATTTGAGCGGCTTCGGTGCGTGGCTTCCGCATTCAACGATGGATCTTCTTCGTTGATTTTGCCTATTTCACAGTATTACGAAAAGACAACCGAGGAACCAAAGCCCGTTCCTGCTGGCACAATTAACGCTTATGGTGGAGTCACCGCACCATCTGGTTACTTGTTGTGTGATGGAGCTAGGGTATCAAGAAGGGCATATCGAGATCTTTTTTCTGCAATCGGAACCGCCTATGGATCAGGAGATGGGTCGACAAGTTTTAACCTTCCCGACTTGAGGGGCCAGTTTCTCAGGGGTGTTGCTAGCGTGGCCGATGCCCTTATTACTGGAGTATCGGGCAACGTGGTTTCATTCTCGGCTGGTCATGGAATTAAGAGATCAGGATTTCCAGTAATATTTACTGGTTCTGTTCCTACTGGATTGAATACTACTGACACATTTTTTTGTGTTTACATCAATGATACCGACCTTTCATTTGCCACCTCTCATGCAAATGCAGTGGCGGCATCTCCTATCATTCAGCCGCTTACAAGTACCACCACTGGCGGTACAATGAGCCAGTATGCAGATCCAGATGCGGCAACAAGATTTGCTTCCTCAACCGGAGGCAATTCAGGAAACGCTATTGGTTCGTATCAGACCGATATGTTTGAGTCACATAGACATTCGTATGTAAGACCATTTGAAACTGGAGAATGGGAAACCGGAGCAGACCCGTTGGACGGATGGGTAAATACATTTACTGGCGATCAGACTGGATTTACTGGTGGAAGTGAATCAAGACCACAAAACATTTATGTGAATTTTATTATTAAGGTGTGAACTATATGGATAAAACTAAAGAGCAATTACAGTTAATGATTAACAATTCGGCACAAAAAGAAGTGCATGAACTTAGCGGTGACGAGTTTTTGTTGTTTAGTGATTATGCTTTTTATAATACAAGACAACAAAACTTTAAATTCAAGGGCTTGCCGCTTTTAGATTCTCAGAAAAAACCCCTAGACTATTGTTCATTTCCTATTGGAACGAAACTATGGGTAAATGACGATGGACAATCCGATATTAGCGTATTGATTTTGGAAGAGATTTCGCTTGCCGATTTCAATGTAAGATCCTCAAAATATGTAGAAACCCAAGAGCATAGCCTCACTAGAAATCAAGAGATTGAT